GGCTTAGACTTTGGATATAACCACCCCACAACACTGGTTAAATGTGGATGGGACGAAAACAAATTTTATTTAGAAGAGGTTATTTATGAAAGCGGATTGACAACGGCCGACTTAATAGAGAAAATGCAGAAACTAAACATTGGCCAAAAAGAAATATTTGCCGATGCTGCGAGGCCAGACACAATCGAGGAACTTTATAGGGCGGGATTTAACGTCTTTAGTGCGGATAAGTCGGTTAAAGATGGGATTAACACACTAAAGGCAAAGCCAATTATTCTGGTTGACTCTCCAAATGGAGTCAAAGAGTTTAAAACCTATAAATGGAAAACAGATAAGAACGGCAAAGCAATTGACGAACCAGTCAAGTTTAATGATGACTTTTGCGATGCTGCCAGATACGGCATATTTAACGGCACAAAATCCCACACTAAAAAAATATCATGGTTTTAATTAACGTTGACAAAGAATACCAATTCCCTACGCAATTGGACGAAATAACATTGAGGCATTTCATCGACTTGCAAAACTTATTGCATGAGGAAAAATACAACGAAGCGGTCATGCTTATTTCTGGAATCAGTCCCGACATTTACGACAAAATTAGTTTAGAGGGAAAATTGGAGTTAACTGGATTGGCTCAGATGTTAGTCAATGGCGAGATTCTTATGGTTGGCGAGCGATTAGATTTATACGAAATCATGGCTTGTCCGATTGGACAATTCGAAGACTGGAAAGCAACCATTGCCGAGTTCAAAGATTGCGAGTGGAAAGCATTGCCGTTTTTATGCTTGTTAGAGACTGGCGAATATAACTACGACACCAGAACAAATAAAAGATATTTGGAATATCTAAACTTGCCCGCATCTGTTGCACTTTTTTACCAAAACAAAGTGAATGAGCAATTTGCAGATGTTCACAATAAATTCTTACCTTTGTTTGAAAGCGAATTGGACGATATTCAATTGGATGCGGGAGTTCAAAGTCTTAATCAGTTTGGCGGTTATGGCACATTGGTGCAATTGGCCGACGGGATTTACAAAGACATTGAGGCAGTGAGTAAAACAAGCGTTGCTGAGGCATACACTTTTTTAACTTACAAGAAGATTGAAAGAACTTATTTGCAGAACTTAGAAAAATTAAGACGTGAACAAATTAATCGAAATATTCAAGAATAAAGCCGAGCAGACATACACGTTCGGCAATGGAACGTTTAATGAATTGAACGCCCAGTCGAATATAAAATATCCACTTATCTGGATGTTATTTCCTTTGAGCGTAACTAATAACTCGACCAATAACATTATTGTGTCGCAGACTTATTCGTTTAACCTGCAATTTATCACATCGGGGTCGCTTACAGATAAGCAATCAAAAATGAATAGCCATTTCGACCAATTGAATAAAATCATGGTTGGATATATTCAGTCAATGCAAATAGAAAACGAAGATTTGGAGAGGGATGCAATGACATTTGGCCAAGCGACAATGATTAATAAAAAGCAGGACAATGTTCATTATGGTTGGTCGGTTGCGGTATCGGTTACGTTGCCAATTGATTCAAGTTTGTGTTGTGACTTATTCGCATGATAGATTTAACGAACACATTGGCTGAATTTAACAAGCTAAATGAAGCGCTTGTGACTGCATTGAATAAAGCGGGGGCATTGTCTGACTCACATGAAGTTGTTTTGAAAGTAGAAAACACAAGAAGTCAAGTTGCTATCATGGCAAACGATTATTGGTTTTGGCAGAATAAAGGCAGGGACATAACAAAAGAGGGAAATTATCCCGCACTGGTAAGGCCAAAAATTGATGAGTGGGTTAACAAGTTGCCAGATTGGTACGCAAAAGACAAAAAAGACGGCTCAAAGGGCAAGAAATTAACAAAGGCAGAGCAAGCATTTTTAGTTACAAGAAAAATCCACAAGGAGGGATATAAAGGGAATTTTTACGTTGACAAAACAATCCCAAATTTTGAGGCCGCAATAAATAAAGCGGTATTTGAGGACATACAAAACTATTTTAACAATGAGTTTAACAATTGAAGTTGAGCCGTCAATAAATACGGCCGTTTACAATCCAATTCGATTCGAGTTCAATTCGGATGTTACGTCTGACTATACAATCGGAGCAGAAGCTGAGGCGGATTTGGGTCAAGTAAATAACAATGGATATTTGCAATTGGATTTAAGTTCGCCGCATGGTCTTTTAGTTGGCGATTTTATTAAGATTTCACAAAATGCAACCATTGACGCTTATAATGGCGTTTGGCTTGTTACTGAAGTCGTTGGCGATAGCTTTACAATTAATGCTCCTTTTGTTGGCGTTGGAACTGGCAATATCTGGTATTATAAATATTTAAGAAATTATAACGCAGTGATTCGAGTATTTGGATTTAATTATTGCGATAATGGATTCGAGGAACTTGCAAAACTAACTTTAAAGCCAACATTTGTTTTGGGTTATTGTTATTTCATTATTGATGTGGCTGACATCCTAAAGGATTACAATTCTGAGTGTAACGTTGTAACAGATGTAATATCTGGCGACTTGTTTCCTTTAATCAGTCCGCCAATTATCCAGAACAATTTAAAATCATATATTAGATATTATATTTCTTATGCTGAGGGCTTTGACAATCCAGTTGGAAACGAGTCAGAGTATGAAGAGACAACACCAAGCGACTTATAAGATATGCCAACGAACTATTATACATCCAATGCAGCGTTGCAATATAACGTAACAAATGACATGACAGATTATTTGTTAAATGATTCTGGCGTAACTGGCAAGAAGTTTTTAACCGAAGCGCCATTGACTAAGGTATTAACAGAGAATGAATTGTCTGCGCTTTATTTCCTTTGTAATGATACCAATTTTGTTGCATCTGCGCAGTATTCTTATTATAATGCAAGTGGAACGTTATTATCACAAACAACAAACAATCTATATTATTCAAGTTTAACATTATACCACAACGCTATCCCAGTTAATTGGACTGGAGTCAATTCATTAGCGGTTAAAATGAGAGTGCGAATAATTAGAGCAGTGGGCGGCGTGTCAATTACAGAGGAACGTTTTTATATTAGAGACCAGAACGTTTATTGTAACGAAAAACAAGTAAATTGGTTGAACAAGTTGGGCGGTTATGATAGCTTTATGTTCACTGCGGGTCAAGAAACTGCAATCAATGTGAGACGTGAGACTCCGATTGAATTTAGCATGGCAACAAATTATGAGTCGCCAAATAGAATCAATGGCTATCGCTCGCACTCATCTGTTGAGTCGCTAAGTTTAGCAACCAGAGTTGACACAAAAGAAACCGCAAATTGGTTAAAAAAGGAATTGATTGATTCAATTGATGTTTACGTTGTCAACGATTTAACTTATGTCCCAGTAAATGTCAGAAATTCGTCTGTTGTTTACGATACATGGTCAAAAGATTTTATCGTGAAGTTCCAATTTGAATATGCTTTTCCAATTAACATCCAAACACGATAAATGGAATATACAGAAATTATAATTGACGATTTATACCAATTGGAGTTGGGCGACAAAGCCATTTTAATTCCGACCACTTATGAATTGATTGATATTAAGGACTTAAATAGACGCTCTGGTTCTAAGACTAAAACAATTGTCATTCCCAGAACAAAACAGAACGACAAAATATTTGGATTTGCTTTCAATATCAATGCAAAAAATGCTTTTGATAAGTACGCACAAAGAAAAATTCGCATTCAAAAAAATAGCCAAGTATTATTTAATGGCCTTTGCAGGCTTACAGAAGTAACGAGCGAAACAATTTCGTTTTATGCTTTTGCTGAGTTGAGCAAACTTAAAGATGTATTTGGCGAAAAGATGTTAACCGAATTAAATTTGGATGACTTAGACCATGTTTACAATGAGACAATTGTTGACACATGGAATGGGACTTATCCTGCTGGCGTTCCTGCGGATTATTTTTATCCAGTAATTGATTATGGTCAATTCCAAACATTAGACCCAACGAGTGGGGGCGAAAATCCGCCAATAAAATTAAATGACTTATATCCTGCGCTATATTTAAAGCGTGCAATCAAACAGATTTGCAATGACAATGGCTATACATTAAGCACCACGTTTTTTGATGACTATAATACAAGCAAGTTATTAATACCATTCAGCAACGCTCAGTTTATTCATAGCGATGACTTTTTAACGACTAATTTTGGTTTTTATGGCACAAGGCCAAACACTGCCTATACAATTCCATTAGCAATTGGAGACAATATTATTCCATTTCCGATTACAATAAGCGATAATCTAAGTCAATGGAGTGTGAACGAGTACACTGCAAATGGAAATCAAAGATTTGAAGTTTTAATAAGCGTAAAATATAAAACGCCGAGCGACACATATCCAATGGGATGGAATTTTGTTGCCAGTTTAGAACAATTCGATAACTCTTTGGGCGATTGGCGCTCAATTGATTCAAAAACATTTCCAAATAGACAGAATTCATTATATG